ATAAGTCTAAGATATGGACAACATCAAAGGGCGATACTGTTTTAACTTATTTTGATTTAGACAGAAATGGGTATAGAACAGCTAAACAATTTACAATTAACTTGAAAGGATAATATGAAACATATTTGCCAAGGACCATTCTGTCATACCTACCATACGCAGTCACGCGTGCGAGGAGTGAAAGGCTCTAAGGTGCTGCGCACTCGCAATGCAAGATACGATTTACAAGATAGTAGATATAATGATAATGAATATATTAACAGGTGGGAGTTTTATTTTTGTGATGAGAGATGTATGAATAATTGGTTGGGTGTACATATGGCTCAGTTAATTAGTTTTGTTGGATTTAAAACTAAACCACAGGAGAGCCCAATAGATATAGTTGAAACAATACATAAAGATTGGCAAGATAGAGAATATACTCGCACAACTATAAAGTTATTGACTGAAAAAACAGCTTAATATAAATTAATTAGTGAGTCGGCTAACCTTGTTTATGTAACCCGACTCACTAACAACATAGAAAGAAAGAAAATGAAAAAAACAAAAACAAAAAATGTACTGCCATCTTATCTTAATGATAAAATATTAAAGGGCGTTGCATTTTTAAATAAAGTAGATGAGCCAAAAGAAAAAATAATGGAAAGAATGGAATTTCTTAAAACAGAAAAAAATTATTCTGATAAAGATATTTCTTACATTCTTTTATTATTATCATTACCAATTGTTGATAGGTTTTTTAATGAACCAGAGCATATAAAACTTGCAAAACAATTTCAGTTTGGTAGTGTAGATAACAGAACGATAAACTAGAAAGGAAAACAATGACTAAACAACTACACGTTATAAACTACGAAGGAAAACAATATCGCATTCCATTTGATTTAGATTTAGGAATAGATAATGGACAGGTGATTGAAGTACCAAATAGATTTAGTGGAGAGAAAGCAAATCTACCTTGGTTTGCTGTTGCTGTGTATGATTTGATTATGGGAGCAGAGCAATTCAATGACTATGAAACAATGCAACAAGGTTTAGATTGGTTTAGAAAATACTTTCCAAAACAATATATGACATTGTTAGATTGATATAATAATATCGAATCGCGCTCCGATAAACTTGGAGCGCGATACGCGCGCCTGTGTTTTAACGGGCCCACCCCCCCCAACCTTAACCTCAACCTCAATTTACATCTGCATCAGTAACCCGATCTATGCTCGAAATCTAACGGGCCCACCCACCCCCACCCCCTAAAATAGAAAAAGGGGTCCCAAAATTTTCCCCTTTATCCCTAGATTTAGACATTTAACCATGATAAATACATTTTAATAAAAAACATAAGGTGCAAAAAAATTATAAAAAATTTTTATGAATTTGAAAACGATTGACTTGAATAAACTTCCGCCTGATAAGCGAGATGAGTTTATTCAATATGGATTATTATTAGATCAAAAGAAAAATCAAGAAAAAGTAGAAAAAGATTTTTTAAGTTTTGTAAAATCTGTTTGGCCAGATTTTGTTGAAGGTAAACATCATAAAAAAATTGCTGACCAATTTAATCGTCTTGCAGAAGGAAAAATTAATAGATTAATTATTAATATGCCGCCAAGACATACCAAGTCTGAGTTTGCATCTTTTTTATTACCTGCTTGGATGATTGGTAAGAATCCAAAATTAAAAATTATTCAAACAACCCATACAACTGAACTTGCAGTACGATTTGGTAGAAAAGCAAAACATTTAATTGATAGCCAAGATTATAAAAAATATTTTAAAACGACACTGCGCGAAGATTCACAAGCCGCGGGCCGTTGGGAAACGGAACAAGGCGGTGAATACTTTGCAGCCGGTGTTGGATCGGCGATCACGGGCCGCGGAGCGGATTTATTAATTATCGATGACCCGCACTCTGAACAAGATGCTATGAATCCCGAAGCGTTGGAACGTGCATATGAATGGTATACATCAGGACCAAGACAACGATTACAACCAGGTGGAAAGATAGTTGTGGTTATGACGCGTTGGTCGTTAAAAGATCTTACCGGAGCGTTGATCGGGGCTCAAAAAGGAATTAAATCAGATCAATGGGAAGTGGTTCAGTTCCCAGCTATTCTTCCAACAAGCAAACCCGTATGGCCAGAGTATTGGAAGTTATCAGAATTAGAATCAGTTAAAGCATCTTTAAGTTTACAAAAATGGAATGCACAATGGATGCAAAACCCAACGTCAGAAGAAGGTTCAATCATTAAACGTGAATGGTGGCGTAAATGGGATAAAGATTATATTCCATCTTTAGAACATGTTATTCAAAGTTATGATACTGCTTTTTTAAAAAGAGAAACGGCTGACTTTTCAGCTATTACAACTTGGGGAGTATTTTATCCAAATGAAGATTCAGGACCTAATTTAATATTATTAGATGCATTAAAGAAAAGATTAGAGTTTCCAGAGCTTAGACGTGAGGCTTTACAACAATATTACTATTGGCGACCTGATTCAGTTGTGGTGGAATCAAAGGCTTCCGGATTACCTTTAACTTATGAATTACGTAAAATGGGTATCCCTGTTATCAACTTTACACCGAGCAAAGGAAATGATAAACATTCTAGGGTAAACGCCGTTGCTCCACTTTTTGAAAGTGGTCAGATATGGGCGCCAGAGGCTGATTTTGCAGAAGAGGTTATTGAAGAATGCGCGGCATTTCCTTTTGGAGATCATGATGACCTCGTAGACTCAATGACACAAGCATTAATGAGGTTTAGACAAGGAGGATTTTTGGAGCATCCTGAAGATTATGTGGATGAACCAATTGTTCAAGATGATAAGGAGTATTACTAATGGCTATAATTGATAAAACAATAGCAGATCTTTTAAAAAGTATCGGCATTAAATTAAAACCAGGTGTCGCTACAGATGTTACAAGACTACCTGATATTAAAAGTTCTTTTAATTTGGATTTCAGTAAATTTGGATCAAAAGCAGATCCAAAGCAAATGAAAAAGTTAATTGAAACTGATGCTAATTTTGTATTTAAAGCTAATGAAGCAGAAAAAGAACAATTTACAAATAATATAACTTATTTAAGATCAGAGTATCCAGAATTATTTTCAAAATCAGAAACAATTACAAGTGCAAAGACTGGAGAAAAATTAGTAGATGAAGCTAAAAGTTCTTTAGGACCACTTACAGAAACAGAAGCTAGTCTTGGTGTTACAACACCCGAACATAGAAAATTAGTTCAAGAATATTTAGACGCTAAAAAAGAACATTTAGATTATGTTGAAAAAGCTAAAAATGAATTTAATAAAACGTATAAACATGGTGACATACCAATGTCATCTGAATCAAGATGGGCATTAGAAGATGAATTAAAAAAGAAAGGTCTTAATGATGAACAATTATATGATCTTTTTCATAATGCTGAAAAAGATACTTGGTATTGGGATTATACTAAAAACAGGGGAGCTTTTCGTCCAATGCCTCCTGAAGAATTTTATAAAAATGTTCAGGATGAATTAAAGAAAACACATGACATAGATCATAATATGGATTTTTATATTAACTTTGCAAATCAACTTAAGAAACCAGAATTTGCAAGTGGCGGAAGAGTTGGTTATGGAGCAGGGGGTGATGTCACAAAAGCTGCAATTAAAGCACTTGAAAAAGCAAAAGCATTAAGACTTAAATGGTCTAAAGCTTTAGATGAAGGTGATTGGATGTCTGCTTCTGGTTTTAAAAAAGAAGCAGATAGGATTGAAACAGGATATTTTTTAAATAAAGATCCAAAAGATGTAACCTTTCCAGATATTTTAGATTATCATAAAGCAACTCATCCGGATGATCCTCGTCGTTATTCTGGATATGAAGGAGAACATTGGGTTGATAGAGCAAGAAATAAATATGAACAAATAAAAAAAAGTAATGAAGAAGAAGGAATTGTACCTTTATTAATTAATAGAAAACCAACTACTACATCCGGTGATTTTAAAAAAGGTGGTAAAGTTGGTTATGCTTATGGTGGAATTTCAACATCAATAACTCCTAAAAGTATTACAAGTAGTCTTGGACGAACACTTGAAAAAGGAATTGGTTCAATGTTTAAAAAGAAAAGATAAATGTCTGATATTCAATCACCATTAGCAATGCCTATAAAATATGATCCATATGCAGGCTTTGTTAATGCACATGATTCAAATGAAAAAGTAGATCAATCTGATTTACTTTATTGGATTGCAGATAATCCAATTGCAGAAAATCCATTTTTAACTTCTGGTATTTTAACAGGAGCTTTTGCTGTTCCAGGAGCAAAAGAAACTTATAAAGCTGCAAAAGCAGGAGGTAAAGGACCAATTATGTCTGCGCTTAGTGTTGCAGGAAAAGGATTAAGTAGAGCTTATTCACCATTACCTGTTGCAGCAATAGAAGCTGCTGAACTTGGAAGTGAACTTGCTAAAGGAGAAGATCTTAAACATCATTTAACAAGTCCATTTACTTATATGAATTTAGCTTTTTTAGAAAACCTTGCACCAGAAGCAGCTAATGCTACTAAATCAGTTGGACTTTTAAATAGAGCAAAAAATTATTTTTCATTAGCAAATGTAGCAAAAGAAGCTGAGCCAGGAATATTAAATGCTGCATTAAGAATGGGTTTAAATCCAAGAACTATATCTGCAGTTTCTAGATATGTAGGCCTACCAGGTCTAATTGCATCCGGTACTTATACAGCATGGGATATGTTTGGTAGAGATTTATACAACAAATATGTAAATAAAAATGATTAAAAGAGATTTTTTAAAATTAATGGGAGCAGGTCTTGCGTCTATACCATTTGCAGGAAAATTATTTAAAGAAGGTGCTCCTGAGATGAAAGCAGCTGCAAAGGGAATTGCAAGAACATTATCAAAAGTAGAAGGAATGCCTGAATGGTTTAATCCACTTGTTAATAAAATATGGAAAAATGGAAAAAATATTTCACCTGAAGTAAAAAGATTAGAAGATACAGTTCATGTCAGAACTTTAAAAGATGGTGATACAACTTTTATATTAACTGAAAGACCATTAGATGGAGAAATTACTGTTTCAATTGATTCACCAAGAAATCCTTTTGGACAAACAGTAGATTTACATTATAAAAAACCAAAAGCAGATTTTGATGTTGAAACAAGAAAAAAAATAAATGAACCCGGAGAATTTCAAGTTATAGAAACAGAACCTGAATGGGCAGGTCATTGGGAAGATCCTAGTTTAGAACTTGGTGTTAGAAATTCAACAATAGATACAGCTGCCGGAGATGTTGATGCAGCTGAAAGATTTGCAACAGGTAAAATTAAAAATCGTGAAAAAATTAAAGAACGAAGAAGAATAAAAGATCAAATGGAAAATAATCCTGGTGAATATTTAGAATCAGAATATGGTCCAGGACCTGATTATAAAGATTATAATAATCCAGAATATGCAAATGGTGGAATAGCTGGTTATTCAAGTGGAGGAAGAGTTAAATATGAAAGTGGTGGAATAGGATTACCGCCAGTAGAAGCAAGTAGTATGAATCCAGCAGGATTTTCATATGATATTAATACAATGGGAAGAAGTCTTAAACCTACAATAAACTACAATGATGATTTTAATAATTTTGGTGGAAGTCTTTCTACAACAATAAGTCCATTTAAAGATGAACCAGGAACTTATTCAGGAAATATTTATTATGGTCCAGAAGAAAAAAGATTTACTTTAGGATTTAATAATATTCCAAAATTTGGAGAAAAACAGATAACAGGTGGATATCAAAGTCCATATGGTAATTTTAATATAGGTTTATCTAGAAACCCTTACGGTAATCAATACACTGCAAATTATGGTATTAATTTTGCAAATGGCGGTCATGTTAATACTCATTTGACAACAACCATTCCACCTGTTAGAGGTCCTAACCCACAAGGTGTTGAAACATTATTCAAAAGAAGGTATAGTTAATCATGGCTGATATAGATAAGGCGCTGCCTAATACATTACTTGATGAAGCACAGCTTCAATCTCAAGGAGTTGATCAAACAATACCAGAACCAGAACCAGAAGCAATACCAACTGAAGGTGCTCAAGTAATTCCAACTGAAGATGGTGGAGCAGAAATATCTTTTGATCCACAGATGCAAGCAATGGAAGGTGGACAAGACCATGATGCAAATTTAGCAGAATTTTTAGATGATAAAATACTTGGAGAAATTGGATCTGATCTTCAAGAAAAATATACTGATTACAAATCATCAAGACAAGATTGGGAACAAACTTATATTAAAGGTTTAGATCTTTTAGGATTTACTTATAAAACAAGAACACAACCATTTAGAAATGCATCTGGTGTAACTCACCCAGTTCTTGCAGAAGCAGTAACACAATTTCAAGCACAAGCTTATAAAGAATTATTACCAGCAGGTGGACCTGTTAGAACTGAGATCGTAGGATTATCAGATCGTAATAAAGAAGATCAAGCGACTCGAGTTAAAGATTTTATGAATTATCAAATTATGGATGTCATGAAAGAATATGAACCTGAGTTTGATCAAATGTTATTTTATCTTCCATTATCAGGATCTACATTTAAAAAAGTTTATTATGATGCAATGTTACAAAGAGCGGTATCTAAATTTATTCCATCTGACGATTTAATAGTTCCTTATACTGCAACTTCATTAGAAGATGCTGAAGCAATCATTCATGTAATTAAAATTTCAGAAAATGAATTAAAGAAACAACAAGTATCTGGATTTTATAAAGATGTTGAATTAGGTGAACCACCTTTACAACAAGATGAAATTGAAAAAAAACAATTAGAATTACAAGGCATCAGAGTTTCTAAACAAGCAGATGTTTATACATTATTAGAATGTCATGTAGATTTAGACATAGAAGGTTTTGAAGATAAAGATCAAAATGGTGAGCCCACAGGTATTAAACTTCCTTACATTGTAACTATTGAAGAATCTTCAAGAGAAGTTTTATCTATTAGACGTAATTATAAAGCTAATGATTTATTAAAGAAAAAAACTAATTACTTTGTACACTTTAAATTTTTACCAGGACTTGGTTTCTATGGATTTGGTTTAATTCATATGATTGGTGGTTTATCAAGAACTGCTACTCAAGCATTACGTCAATTATTAGATGCAGGAACTTTAGCTAATTTACCAGCTGGATTTAAGATGCGTGGTATTAGGGTTAGAGATGATGCACAACCGATTCAACCAGGTGAATTTAGAGATGTCGACGCTCCGGGAGGAAATCTTCGCGATGCATTTTTACCTTTACCATTTAAAGGACCCGATCAAGTTTTATTACAATTAATGGGAGTTGTTGTTGATGCAAGTCAACGCTTCGCGAGCATCGCAGATGCACAAGTGGGCGATATGAACCAACAGGCAGCCGTGGGTACTACTATGGCGCTATTGGAGCGCGGATCGCGAGTAATGTCAGCAATTCATAAAAGAGTTTACGCAGCAATGAAACAAGAGTTTCAATTATTAGCAAATGTATTTGCTACATACTTACCACCAATTTATCCATATGATGTTGTTGGTGGAGCAAGACAAATTAAACAAGCAGACTTTGATGACAAAGTAGATATTGTTCCAGTTGCAGATCCAAATATATTTTCTCAATCACAAAGAATTGCATTAGCACAGACTCAATTACAACTTGCTCAAGCAAATCCTCAAATTCATGATTTATATCAAGCTTACAGAAAGATGTATGAAGCAATGGGAGTTAAAGATATTGATCTAATACTTCCAGCTCCTAAACAACCACAACCAATGGATCCAAGTTTAGAACATATTACTGCAATGGCTAATGGACAATTTCAAGCATTTCCAGGACAAGATCATAAAGCACACATTGAAGCGCATTTAAATTTCATGCAATTAAATTTAGTTAAAAATAATCCATTAACAGTTGCTGCAATTCAAAAAAATATACTTGAACACATTTCTTTAATGGCTCAAGAACAAGTTCAAGTAGAATTTGTACAAGAGTTACAACAAATTCCTATGTTACAACAGCAAGCACAAATGAATCCACAAGCTGCACAACAGTTACAAAGTCTTTCTGTTCAGATTGAATCAAGAAAAGCTCAGTTAGTAGCTGAGATGATGAAAGATTTTGCAAAAGAAGAAAATGATATCATTGGTCAATTTGATTCTGATCCATTGATTAAGCTAAAATCACGTGAAATTGATCTTAGAGCGATGGAAAATCAACAAAAACACAAAGAAAATGAAGATAGATTGAATTTAGACAAGATGAAAACCTTATTAAACCAAAATAATGAGAAAAATAAGCTTGCACAAAACGAAGATTTAGCTAAACTGCGTGCTAGTGTAAGTCTTGCAAAACAAACTACACCAAAAAACACTAATTAGGTAAAAATATGGAAAAGAAACCAGGAAAAGTAAAAAAAGTAATGCACGAATTTAAAACTGGTGCTTTGCATTCAGGAAGTAAAAAAGGTCCAGTAGTTAAAAATAGAAAACAAGCGATTGCAATTGCATTATCAGAAGCAGGTATGTCAAAAAAAGGATATGCAAAAGGCGGAATGGTTAAAGGCAATGATGATTCATCTTCTGCTTACGGTACACAAGTTGGAGACCATAATAAATTTTTAAATTCTGATGGCTATAAAAAAGGTGGCATTGATGTTGAAGTTACAAATAAAATGGAAACACAAAGCGTACAAGTAAAAGGCCAAAGTAGAATGTTACCAGAGAAAAAATCTAAAGCTGAATGGTACTAATATGCTTCCAATGCTTGGAGCTATTGCACCTTTAGCTAAAATTCTTTTTAACACAATTGAAAAAGCAGTTCCTGATAAGGATCTTCAAGCTAAATTAAAAGCTGATTTACAAACACAATTACTACAATCTAATACTGAAGAATTAAAAGCAGCAGCCTCTATTATTGAAGCAGAAGCTAAAAGTGGCTGGTTTTCAGCCAGCTGGAGGCCCCTTTTAATGTATGTTTTAATCTTTATCTTAGTTTGGAATTATGTTATAGGACCTATAATAAAAATATTCATGGGAACAGTAATTACCTTTGAATTGCCCGGTGATGTTTGGAGTCTTCTCCAAATTGGGATGGGCGGTTACGTACTAGGGCGCAGCGCTGAAAGTGTTGCAAGAACAATGGCAAATAAGCCAGTTAATAATGATAAGGAGTAAAAATGAGAAACGATTTTAAACAAAGACCAAGACCAGCATACAGAGGCGGCGGAATTGCACTTAGAGGAATGGGAGCTGCACTTAGAGGCGGCGGAGTTGCTCTTAGAGGAATGGGAGTTGCACTTAAAGATGGTGGAAAACTTTTTGGTGGAAAAGAAACTTATGGTGAAGAATTAAAAGAAGCTAAAGCTGTAGCATCTAAAAAAATATCTCCAAAAGAATTTGTTAAAGGAGAAAAATCTGAAGGACATAAAGGCGAAGAAAAAGGCGTTGGTAAAATGGCTAAAAAAATAGCATCAGGAAAAATGTCTCCAGAATCTTACGCTAAAAAAGAAGCTGCTGAACCAATGAAAAAAGGTGGCAGAGCTAAAAAGAAAAAATAATGTCTGGACTTGGAAAACAGCTAAGAGGAACTGGTGTTGCAAAAGTTATTAATGCAAGAACTGGTTTCAAAGACGGTTCTTTTCCTGATTTAACAGGAGATGGAAAAGTTACTAAAGCAGATATTTTAAAAGGAAGAGGTGTTTTTAAAAAAGGTGGTTCTGCTAAACCAGGGCTTTGGGCAAATATAAATCGTAGAAAAAAGTTAGGTATTTCAAGACCTAAATCTAAATCTACTATATCGGCTAAAGCATATGCTAATATGAAAGCTGGTTTTCCTAAAAAGAAAAAATAATTCTTAATGACAAAATTAGGTGAAGTTGCTTTTGAAGATAAAAGAAAAAAACCTGTTACTGTAAAAGGAACAAAGTCTAAAAGTAAAAGTATTTCTTTTAATCCTGTTGTAAATCCTGCTTTTAAAAAAGGTGGTTTTATTGCTAGAGGTTGTGGTAAAGTAATGAAGGATAGAAAAAAAGTTACAAAGGTTTATTAATATGATTATTTCTAGAGGAATGGGTAGAGCTTATATGGCATCTGGTGGTAAAGCTACTCCAGCATGGCAACGTAAGGAAGGTAAAAATCCAGCTGGTGGTTTAAATAAAAAAGGTATTGCTTCTTATAGAAGACAACATCCTGGATCTAAATTATCTTTAGCAGTAACTACTAAACCAAGTAAATTGAAAAAAGGTTCAAAATCTGCTAATAGAAGAAAATCCTTTTGTGCGAGAATGAGTGGTATGAAGAAGAGATTAACCTCAGCTAAAACCGCCCGCGATCCAAACTCAAGGATTAATAAATCATTGAGAAAGTGGAATTGCTAATGGAAACAGTAGACGTAGCTTATAAACTACAACGCTTTATGAAAGCGCAACTAGAAAGACTAACGTTAACTATCACTTCAGGTGGGGTTGACAATATGGAAAATTACAAGTATATACTTGGACAAATTCGTACATACGAATTTTTATTACAGGAAATCTCTAACCTGCTAAATACAAAGGAGCTAAAAGACGATGCCGGAAACATTATCAAACTCGACTGATATTCAGTCAAACGAAATACCAAAGACTGTTCTAGGTCTTGAAGAAAAATACAAACAAGAAGATCAAAAAACTGTAAGAGCAGAAAACATCACTGAATCATTAGTTGATAGTTTACCTGAACCAAGCGGTTGGAGATTATTAGTATTACCATTTACACCTAAAGATAAAACTAAAGGTGGAATTATTATATCACAAGAATCATTAGATAAATTAAGGATAGCTACTAATTGTGGTTATGTTCTTAAAATTGGACCATTAGCTTATAACGATAAAGAGCGTTATCCAACAGGTCCATGGTGTAAAAAAGGAGATTGGGTTATCTTTGCTCGTTACGCGGGTTCAAGATTACCAATAGAAGGTGGAGAAGTGCGACTACTAAACGATGACGAAGTACTTGGGACTATTAAAAATCCTGAGGATGTTCTTCATCACATTTAAACATAGGAGGCACTATGCCAATAGAAGATAAGAAACCAAAAAACGATCCAATGATCGATGTCGGTGAAAGAGAAGGCGCTGAGATTGAATTGGAAAACAACGAGCAAGC